GCTAAACAAGTTTATTTCGTTCAAAATTATAAAGATGATTGTATGACTTATTCAAACATTAATGTAATGCCACATACCGATGAGATTAGAAACTACTTAGATATAACCGAATGGGAAGAGCCAGCAATAGATCATATAGAAAATGAATTGGACGATGTGAAATTTAATCCTGCTTGGTTGCCGCTTCAAAAGAAAGGCTTAAAGATTGATTATAGCCATGGTTCAAGTTCGTCTCAATTTGGTGATACTAAGAATCAGTTAAAAGTTAAAGATGTTGCTAGTGTCGAACGTGCTAAAGCAAAAAAAGTCTATCCCCGGGGAACGATAGTAGTTCAAATGTCAGCCACTCGGGGACAAATAGGCCTGCTGAAATCGAGTGGGCTGGTAGGTAGTCAATATGCTTGTATCGATTCTGTTATCGATTCAGGCTTTTTATTTTATGCAATACAAACAACGGCTCCAAAGCATTTTCACCGAGTTCAGCAAGGATTAAATTTAACAATTGATGATATTGAGACAATACCTGTTTCATTTCCAATGTCAGTCGTACCTAATTACGAACAAACAGAATTGAATATTTAAATATGGGAGAGTAGAAAGATGATGCGTACTAGATATGCAAATTTAATCTCAAAAACGGAAGTTCAATGTATTGCTGATTTGTCTAAAGATGAAAAGTTAAAAAAGCATAAAGATAAATCCAGACGTAATTCTGCAAAGTCACAACACAAATCAAATCGTTAAAAAATTCTGAAACAAACACGGATGGAATTTTAAAGGGAGGTGGTGAAGATGAGTGGCTAGGCCTAGAAATCCAGATCGTGATAAGGCAATGAAAATCTGGCTTGATTCTAAGGGAGACAAGCCACTTGTTGACATTGCCAAGCAATTGAAAGTATCAGCATCAACTATCCGAAAATGGAAGTCTCAGGACAAATGGGCTGATAAATTGAAAGGGAGCGCTCCGATATCCAAACGGAGCGCTCCCTTTCGTTCGCTTAAAGATAATAAAAACGCTGTTGGCAATTCTGGTGGGTCAGCACCGCCTGGAAATAAGAATGCGTTAACTACCGGCCAGTATGAAACCATCATGCTGAATCAATTGACGGATGATGAGCAGGCAATATTTGAGGGTGTGACTGATGACCCTTTAATTACCATTAACACTGAGATACGTCAGCTTAAAGTGAGACAGTACCGAATTACCAAGCGTATTAATGTCGTGGTTAAAGGGATGAATGATAACGAGGTTCAAACGTTCTATAAGATAAAAGAAAAAGCTCAATCATTCACTGATGACAAAGGTAATCAGTTCATGGCCAAAGTTCCAAAATCGACACCGGTCCAGTCAATGGCTCAATCATATAGGAAGTTTGATGACCTTTTGAAATTAGAAGATGCACTAACTGCAGTAAGTAACGCATTGCAGAAGGCAGTTAAGGAAAAGGCAAAGATAATGAATATCCCTTATGATCAGGAACTACTCCAGGGACGTGCCGAGCTAACTAAGCAGCAGGCTAGAATAATTAAATATAATGCTGACAAGCTCACTAATAATGGTGCTGACAATCCAATTATCAAGGCAATGTCAGCATTGTTGAAGAAACAAAACGGAGGTGATGCTAATGCAGACTCCGATTAAAGAGATTAAATTTTCACCATTACAAGCAGAGTTTATAACATCCCCATTTGACCATACTTTTGAAGTCAATGAAGGTGCTATTCGTTCAGGTAAATCTGCTGCAGCATGTATGCGACTTGCTGATTTTTATATGTTATCGCCAGATGAATCTCACCTGGTGTCTGGCTATAATCAAGAAATTGCCTATAAGATTTACATCGAGGGCGATGGATTGGGACTAGCTTATATATTTGATGGGATGTCATCCATCAGACGTGACCGAGGTGGTGACAATTTAACGATTGACTTACCGAGTGGTCAAAAAAAGATTTACTTCAAGGGTGGCGGTAAATCTAATTCAGCTAATAGCATTCGAGGGATGTCTTTAGGATCCGTAGCATACACAGAAATTGATTTGCTCAATCAAGAGTTCCTAAAGGAAACATTCAGACGTACTGCAAATGCCTATATTCGTTACCATCTAGGTGATTTAAACCCACCAGCTCCCAATCATCCAATCATAGATTTCTTTAAAGAGCATCGAGCGAAGTGGCAGCACTGGACCATGAAAGATAATCCAGTCATGACACCAAGTAGATTGGATGAGCTTAACGCAGAATTTAGTTCCAATCCGTATTTATATAAACGTGACTGGTTAGGTGAACGTGTGATGCCAGAGGGCGTTATCTATTCAATGTTTGATAAAGATAATATGACTGACAAGGCATTGATTGGAAAGCCAGTTGAGATGTTCTTTAGCACTGATGCAGGCCAAGAGGATGCTACTACTATGAGCTGCAACATTGTTACTCAAGTTAGGGATGATAGTGGCCGGTTTAAATTCGTGTTGAATCGAGTGGCGAACTATTACCATTCTGGACGAGATACTCACAACGTGAAGGCAATGAGTAAGTATGCTGAAGAATTATTGAGGTTCATCAATTGGTGTCACAAAACGTATCAGATGTATTCAAACATAATCCTTGTTGATCCTGCAGCACGTTCATTGCGTGAAGAATTAAAACGTGTTGGATTAGCTACTCAAGGAGCAAACAATAATGCTCACGAAGTAGCTGGTGGACGTAAAGGTATCGAGGTTGGTATTGAAAGAGCTCAGAACTTAATGTCCAATGGTCAATTTAAGCTAGTTGAAACTCCAGACAGTGGCATCCCTATGAAGTATGACCATTACAATTTCATTCGAGAGATTGGAACGTATGTCAGAGATGATAATAGCGGTTATCCAGTAGATGCTAATAACCATGCAATGGATGAGTTCAGATATTCAGTTAACTATTTCTATCAAAAATACGGTAGGTGATGCGAGTGTTTAAAAATATATGGTCCAAGTTAAAGGTGGTGTTAGCAAAAATGGGACTGATCAAGTCGATTGAAAGCATGTCAGATGTCAGTAATCTACTGATTGATGATGACCAAGTTAAGCAAATTGATTTATGGGATGCTGCATATAAAGGCGATCCATACTGGATTCATAAAAAATGGACTTCAGCTTTAAACAATCCCCATTCATATAAGCAAAAATCTTTGAATATGCCTAAGATTTTATCTAAGAAAATGGCCAGCCTAGTATTCAGTAAGAAAGTTAATATCCTTGTAACTGAGCATACTGACAAGACCGATTCATCCAAGGATGATGACCAGGGCGATAACGAAGCAAACAACTTTATTCAATCAACATTAGACGATAACTATTTCTATAACAATTGTGAACGATACCTTGAGTACATGTTTGGTACTGGAGGGATGGTAATGCGTTTCTACGTTGCTGATGGAAAGGTGAAGATTAGATTTGCGACTGCAGATTCTTTTTATCCTATTTCACAAGACGAAAATGGTGTGACTGAGTGCGTTATTGCATCTAAGTTTGTTAAATCTGGTAGATATTACACACTATTGGAATGGCACCTTGAAGACGACAAGAATTATATTGTTAGAAATGATTTGTATCAATCAGTTGATGCTAGTTCTGATGATTTGGGTACTAAGGTCCCACTGAAGACTGTATATGGAACTTCTTTGAAGCCTGAATCTAATTACCCCAAGTTGATATATTCGCGCCCTACATTCATTTATTTGAAGCCTAATTTAGCCAATAATTTTAGTTATAACAGTCCACTAGGCATTTCAATATATGCCAATGCTATTGATACGTTGCAGCAGCTTGATCAAGCCTACGACATGCTGAATCAAGAAATGGAGATGGGCAGACGTAGGATCATTGTTCCTGATCAATTAATGGAGAGAAGAGTTAATCCCTATACTGGAATACCTGAGTTTTTCATGAATTATGATGAACAAGTTTACCAAGGATTTCATTTCAATGGAACTGCAGGAACTGATTCACCACCAGCACCGAAGGACATAACTTTGCCACTTAGAAATCAGGAAATCATTGATACAATCAATTCCTTACTTGATATTCTAGCTGCTCAAACTGGCTTTAGTGCTGGTTCATTCAGCTATTCTAATACGCAAGGTCTCGAGACGGCCACGGGTGTTATCAGTCGTAACTCTGATACCTATCAATCTAAAAATAGTCATGAGACGATTCTGGAGGATGCTTTTAAAAAGATGTGCCAAACAATTCTTGAATTGGGTAAGGCTGCAGATGGCATTTACTCTGGAACTACTGATATTGATGTGTCGGTTAACTTTGATGATTCAATTGCCAAGGATCGTACTGAAAATGCTAACTATTATAATCTTGTAACTGGTGGTAAGTCGCTTATGCCACGCAAAGAAGCCATTAAGCAGGGCTTTGGATTGACTGATGAACAAGCAGATGAATGGGTTGAACAGCTTAAAACTGAGGAATCACAAGGCAGTATAGATGACATTTTGGACAATAACCGAAATGAAGATGACAACGAGGATGATCACGAATCATGAAATTACTCCCGTGGGAATTAGATATCCTTGCTGCTTCTGAAACTGAACGAATCAAACAGGTTGAAGATAAGGTTTGGGGAATCATTGTTAAGCAACTTGCCACAGCCATAAATAAAAATAGCCTTGAGGATTCTAATTCAACTCAGGACTGGCTTAATGAAATTATGGTATACAAGGAAGCTATAAAGAATGAAGTTGCTCCGCCAGTGTCGAAGGCATTCAATCAGGCGATTAAGAAACTACAGGATCAGATGGACGATAGTTCCAATTTTAATTTGAACGTTGAAGAGGCTTGGATGGCCAAGCAAGTGGCTAATGGCAATCTTGATAATGCAATACCTTTGAGTAAATCAAAGGCGGTTAAGAAAGCAGTTAAGATACATAAAAGGGATGATATTAAGTATTTGAAACTGGCAATGTTTAATGTCAATTCAAACTCATATCGTGTATTTAGAGGCATTGTTATGGACACGTTAACTCAATATCAGCGTGGAGGAATGACAACTCAAAAGGCCGTGGCTAGAGCTTCGTATAAATGGGCTGACCGCGGCATCCCTGCATTGATTGATACTGCAGGCCGAGAATGGGCACCAGATGTTTACGTTAGAATGGTTGTCACAAACTCAATGAATGATTTGTACAATGATGTTTCTGCAGCAAGATTTCAAGATTATGGTGGAAACCTAGTTAAAATATCAAGTCATTCAGATTGCCGGCCGACACATTTGAAGTATCAAGGAAAAATTTATAGTTTGAATGGTGAGACTGATAAATATCCAAATCTTTATACAGCCACAAATTATGGCTACGGCGGCGGCTTCGATGTGGACGGCGGCACCCCGCGCTTCAACGATACGCTGTTCAACGGCGGCGTGATCGTGGAACCCGTTCCCGGCGTCCGCGCCTATGCCAGCTATGCCGAAGGCTACACCGTGCCCGACGTCGGCCGCATCGCGCGCGCCGTGAACCGGCCCGGCGTGGACATCGACAACTACGTGAACATCGAACCGATCGTTTCCAACAACCGCGAAATCGGCGTGGAAGTGA